AAACAGAAAGAGGCAGTAAAGGAACTCTGCCAATACGTGGATAACTTTTGTAAGGAAAACGATCTTAGTGCCTTTATGAGCGTTGCGGCCAGTGAGGACCATCCAGACGGGCTTGAGCAGATAGCCGGCTCAATCATTACCGGCAAGACTGAACATATTGTCGGCTCTATTTCCGGGGTTGTCAAAGCGAATAAGAATGTCTATATGCTGCTTTCCGTGGGACTTATGCAGGCCTACACGAGAAAGGCTGACATTAATACTATTCCGTTCGGTGAAAATTTGAATATGAACTGATGAATGCAGCATAAACAGCTATGAGTGAAAATAACAACAAGCAGAAACGTAAACGTGTCTGTCCGCATTGCGGCCGAAAGTTGTGGATGCGTGAGTTCTATCCGTTGAAGAATGGGGGACGGAGTTCCTGGTGTCATGAATGTGTGCTGGCGTACAAGCGTGAACAGTACCGCAAGCACCGGAAGGTTGCTGACGGTACTTTCATGCACCGGACACTGGGACGGCTCGTCGAGCATAAGGGATATTCCACCCGTATCTTTTGGAACGGTAATATGCTTTCCATCATGCGTCGCCACTATCACAATACCCTCAACCGGGAGCTGGCTGAAATGCTCGGTGTTTCCGAACGCAGCGTCACCCGGAAGGCCCGAGAGATGGGACTGGAAAAGGACAAAGGTTTTGTAGCCTCCCTTAGCCGGGAACATTTGTTGCTGGCAAACGCGAGAAGCAAGGAACTGGGATATCCGGGCGGCTTCACCAAGGGGATGAAGTTTCGGGGAAACCAGTACACCGGGAGGATAAGAGTTGAATAACATACAGCACGGTCAATATTATGAGTAAAAAAATGGTAATTGTGGTCACCGCAGTTGGTGTCCGTAAAGTAGTGGAAAAATGGCTCTGTGAGAATATGACTTGCGAGCTGGTTGTGTCACGTAACGCACGCCATGAGTGTTGTGTGGAAGTCATCTATGATAGCGGAAACCCTTCGGTCTTGCGTACCCTTTTGCAGTCTGCCGTGGGTGAAATAATAGAGTTGTGCTGATGTGGTATGAATAGTTTGAGTTAATGAAAATCTGAATAGAATGGGCATACTTGAATTTTTCGACCAGTATAAGTGTACAAAAAATGAAAAAGAGCATCTTCTTGATTATTTGTGTACTATCAGAGTAAAGAGAGTGATTAAGGAAATCAATGACCTTAAAATAAACAAAAAAACAGTATAGCCATGCAGATAGACATCAACAGCCGCAAGCAGTTAAATAAACCCGAGAATTATGCGGCGTTTTACAGCCTTTTGAACCGCCTTCCGACATCGGATCGTGACGCACTGAAGGAAAGCATCGTTTCCCAGTACACGGAGGGACGTACCACGAGTCTGCGTGACATGACACTGAAGGAATACAGTGCCGCCGTGTCCGCCATGCAGAAGCTGGTACCGCCCACTTATCAGGAACAGCTCCGGAAGATTCTCCGTCAGAAGCGTTCCGCGGTACTGCACCAGATGCAGCTGCTGGGTATCGATACGGCCGACTGGGACTGGGTGAACGCCTTCTGCCGGGACAGCCGTATCGCCGGCAAGGAGTTCCGTGAACTTGACTGTGAGGCGTTGGACACGTTGCAGGTGAAGCTGCGTGCCATCCGCCGTAAACGTGAGAATAAACAACAATAGCAACCATTTAATTTTTTAGCTATGGATTTGAAAGAACAATTAAAAAGCCTGTCCGCCCAGGACAGGAAGGAGCTTTTGAAACAGCTCCAGCAGGAAGAGAAGGAAAGCAAGCGTAACCGGCGCGATGCCTATGAGGGCCTCCGTGCGCAGTTCATGCTTGAAGTGAAGAACCGGCTGCTCCCGGTTGTGGATGACGTGAAGGCGTTCCGCGACTGGGTGGAGAAAGAGGCCGCCGCCTTCCGTGCGGTGATGCGTGAATACGGCCAGCTGCGTAAGGACGAGCAGGCGAGCTTCACCATCGTGGACGGTGACATGAAGCTGGAGGTGAGGAGCAACAAGGTGAAGAGTTTCGACGAGCGTGCCGACCTTGCCGCCGAACGCCTGGTGGATTACCTGAAGCGCTACGCCATGGGGCGCGAGCTGGGTACCGACGACCCGATGTACCAGCTCGGCATGACCATGATCGAGCGCAACCGCCAGGGCGATCTGGACTACAAGTCCGTGAGTAAGCTGTACGAGCTCGAGGACCGTTTCGACAGCGAGTACACGGAGATCATGGACCTCTTCCGTGAGAGCAACGTGGTGTACAAGACCGCGGTGAACTACTATTTCCACAAACGTGACGAAAACGGTGTCTGGCACCGTATCGAACCCTCATTCTGCCGGTTGTAGTCATGGAGAAGACGAAGAACATCGCGCCGCACGTCATGGCCTGCAAGCGTTGTGAAGGCAAGGGACGTATCTTTTACCTGGACCAGGGAGGAGCTCCTTTATCCGCAAAATGTCCGGTCTGTAATGGCAGCGGACGGGTGAAGGTACAGAGCAAGGTGATCACCCGCATCGAGCCGTTTGTCCCGGGTGAGGATGACACCGAACTGATGACCATGTGATTTTGTTCACACTCTAAACAGAAAAACGCCGCATTCATACACGATGCGGCGTTTTTTTATTAACATCCCCGGTTAAATGCCTAATTTTGCAGCATATACCTGAACTTATGGCTAAAGGACGAGACAAAAAACTGATAGAACTCCGTGATGAAGCCCTGTGCCGCCGTTACTATTACTGGACGGAGGTGCAGCGCCTACGTTTTGATGATGCCCTGAAAGTGTTGTCCCGCCAGGAGTTTTTCATTTCCGAAGAACGGATCATGTCCATTATCCGGCGCAAGTGCCGGGAGCTGAAGGACCTGGAGGTGAAGCCCGTCCCGAAAGTGAAGAAGCCCCGCCTGACAGCCGTCCAGCTCTCGCTCTTTACGGGAGAATAAACCTTGCCGCGCCTTCCTGCATGGCTGACTCGTCATGTAGCGTGAAGGAGTAAACCGTCTCGTACACTTTGATGTTTCCGGGCATGGAATAATCCCGGTTCTTCACCCTGACCAGCGGGCTGGCTTCTTCCGAACACTGGAACCCCTGGAGTATCCTGTACAGCTCCTTCGCCTTCAGCAGACGTTCCTTTGCTTTTTGATAGGTTCCAGAGGTGTAGTGAGTGTCATCATAGCAGTCGATGGCCAGGCGTATGGTAATGAGTGACTCGCTTTTCTGTACCCCGTATTCGAGGTCGTTCCAGTCCGATTCGGTATTTCCGATCAGCACACAGGGGAATGTGACCGGGTAGTGGTCCTCTTCCGCTCCCGCTTCAAGTTGCCCGTAATCCTCGTCTATGCAGGAGAGTTCCGGCATCATTCCGGCGATGCGTTCCATGATCGCGATGAATATTTCTTCCATATCTTTATAAGTTTAAAATGTTTCTGATTTCATTTTCTGTTTTTTCCGTTATCCTGTCGGACAGTTCTCTGCTTTCTCCGATGAACTGCCGCTGTGGTATTCGGATCCGGAGTTTTTTCTTTTTGGTGAGCGCCAGTCTTTTCCATTTCAGCGCTTCCAGGTTCTCCTGCGGTTCGTTACTTGCGGCAGAACCCTTCTTTTTGCCTTTTTTTTTGCCCGTAGCGGCTTTTTTAGCCTTGCCTGAAGCCTGGTAATACTTCGCCCACGCAAAGCGCCGCATTCGTGGCGTAACGGTCGGATGCACTTCTCCTCCCCAGTTGTTGACGGGAGCGTATATGAGGTCGTTGGCCACTCTCACCCGGTAGTCCCCCGGCACGTACTTGACGGAGCTGAAAAGGTGGTTCCTCCCGGATAGCAGCGTCCCGTACTGCCCTGCCGCATCGGTCCGTCCCGAGGACAGCCTTTTCGCTTTCGGCCACGGGTGTAATCCTCCGTTTACGAAACCTTCCCGGCGGAAATTGTCCTGGAAATGGTCTTTTGCCATTCGTCCGGCGATGACCGGCATCTTCCGTTTCATCAGGTCATCCAGTTCCTTGCGCTTGGCTTTTATCAGCTTTGAATATTCTTTTATGTCCATAAATGACTGATTTTAAAAAATAATTTTATACTTTTGCAGACAAGGCGTTTTATGTGCCTTTTTGCGTTATGAATATACCCGAACAAGTAAAGAACGAGGCCCGGTGGCTCATAGAACAGTACGGCGATTCCTTCGATTACCTTGGTAATCATGAAGGGGCGGATTATTTTTTGTACAAGTTCCCTGAAGATGTAACGACCGGCTTCCCGTTTGTTTTCCGGTATGGTGACGGTCCGGTCATGACATTCTCCGATTTTGAGGCCCTTGATCTCATTAACCTATTTATCAAAAATTTCGATGAAGTCGGTGTTGAATAGCTTGTTGTCTATTCTCATTATTCCCCTGCAATAATGCGGATTCGCCTGTCCGCTTTCGCACAAGTATTTTACATCTTTCCATTCATTGACGGAACCTTTGGAATTGTCATGCTGCGGTTCGATGTAGCGTAATTCTCTGTTGTTAAACCGTTGCAAGATCGTAGCATGTCCTCCTCCGGATTTCCATCCTATACTCAGTTCATAAACTCCCTCATCCTTGCAGGTCTCTTCAAAGAATTCCCGATACCGTTTAGGAGTCATTTTCATATATTGTTTTGATGCCATCCAGCCGGTGATACTCGTGTGTTTGGCTTGTGTGCCATCTATATTTTGCCACACTTCCCACGCGTTTGTCCCCCTGCTCAGATAGTCCAGTTTGGACCCGGGCGTGTTACCCTTTGCTGTAATGTCAAATCCTTTTAATCTTAAGGCATAGGCCGGCGCACAAGTCTGGCAGTTGATTCCATATTGTCTGTCGGCAGGTTTGAAATCCGGGTTCTTTGAGAATCTGTTTCCCTGTTTGTCCTGGTATAACCCTTTAGGGTCCGGAATGAATTGTTCCTTATGCTTCGGGTTGGCATTCTGTTTGTCCGCTTCCTCTACTGTCATGGGTTTCCCTTTGGTGATTCCAAGTGTTTTTTCCATTTGCAGGTTGTGTCTGGCTATGGCTTCTTTCTCCTCCAGTGTCAGGTTGTCCGGCATTTCCGCTATCATTTCCTTGATACGCTGTACCAGTCTGTCCACTGTCTTCTTTGCTCCCCGGTGCGCATCCTTCTGATACGGGTGTTTGTCCGAGAAAAGTTTTGCGTCCTTTCCCGGATTGTTTTCCAGTCCCGGTTGCGGCTTGTTGTCCGGTCCGCTTCCCGGTACCGCTGTCGGCGCTTCATCCGTTGACGAGAGCGTACACTTGCAGTTCCACCGGTCCCCCGGTCTGTGCACGTTCCAGAACGGATCATCGACGGGGCGTATGGTTCCCCAGAAAATTTTGTGGTCCGCTCCCGGGTGTACTGATGTCGAGGGCATCCATTTGAGGTTCGGCAGGATATCCTTCTCCCGCTCGAACTGTCTCCAGTCGGCTGCCTGATGCGCCCGTATGACTGCCGTGTCGTATTCGGTACGTAGCCAGTCTACCATCTGGTGGTCCGCTATGGGCATGACGAGTTTCAGCCACTGTTCAAACGGCCTTAAATTGCCGTTTTCGTCCAGCAGTAGCGCCGCTATGTCGTTTTGTGCCCGGTGTACCTTGAACGCGGCAAATACGGCGTTGTTCGTCCGTATTTCGCGGTAGAAGTCATAATCCGGATCATCGGGCTTTCGTGCCCCGAACCCCTTGTC